AAATAAGTCACCTTGGATAGCGACAGAAAAGATTGATGGCAGCTCTACAACTGCAACTTATAAAAGAAAAGGGAAGAAAAAACATGAATATTACATCTGTAGTAGAAATATAGTATTTGATAAACCTAATAAGGGTTGTTATTACGAGTTTAATCCATACACAGAGATGTCAGAGAAATATCATTTTGAGGAAGTTCTCGGCGACTTAGTAAAAAAGTATGATCTAGAGTGGGCTACTTTGCAAGGTGAAGTTTACGGGGCAGGCATTCAGAAACGTAACTACTCTCTTGAAGGGCATGAGTTCGCGGGCTTTAATCTTATCTTCTCGGATAGAGGACGCCTTAACTCTGTGGAGTCTGCAGAAATAATGTCAACTTATGGTATACCTTGGGTTCCTATTGTAGATGATAGGTTTATTATGCCAGATACTGTAGATGAACTTCTTGAGATTGCTACAGATAAATCTGCTATTGATGGCGGCATGAGAGAAGGACTTGTATTCCGTTCTCAAGATGGAACACAAAGCTTTAAAGCTGTTTCAAATCAATTTTTATTAAAATATCATCAATAGCAAAATAGAGCGAGATAATACTCGCTCTTTATTTTTATAAAAATTTATGTTATAATATATACATAATAAAAAAGAAAAGGAATAAAAAAATGAGATTACAGCCAATTATCACTAGCTTACTTGAAAATGATATGTATAAATTTAGTATGGGACAGGCTATTTATCACCAGTTTTCTGATTATAAAACAACTTGGACTTTTAAGTGTAGAAATACAGATGTAAAATTTACAAAAGAAATGGTTGATGAAATTGTAGAGCAGATTAAGGCTTACTGTACATTAAGCTTTACAGAAGATGAATTGGCTTATCTCGAAAACATTAAGTGGATGAAGGGTAGCTATATAGACTTTCTTCGCCTTTGGAAGCCACGATTTGAAGATTTTGAAATTTCTTCTAATGCAGATTGTGGGCTTAATATCGAAACAAAAGGCACATGGCTAAATACTTCAATGTACGAAATTCCTACATTAGCTATTGTTAATGAAGTTTATTTTCGCATGGCTTTTAATTATGATACACTTATTGACTCCTTTAAAGAAAAATTAGATATAAAATTTAATTTTTTACAGAATGAAGGACATAGCATCGGACCTTTTTCTGAATTTGGTCTCCGCCGTAGACTTTCTGCGGAAGCTCAGGAACTTGCAGTTAAGAAATTCTCTGAACTTACAGCTAAGAACTCTACTTTTGTCGGTACATCAAATGTTTATCTTGCTAAGAAATACAACTTAACCCCTGTAGGTACAATGGCGCATGAATGGATTATGTGCGTCGGTCAGGGCAACCACAAGCACAATCCAGCTTACTCAAATTGGTATGCAATGGATGCCTGGGTAAAGGAATATGGTATTCTCAATGGAACTGCTCTTACAGATGCAATCACTACAGACTGCTTCCTTAGAGATTTTAAGTTGACTTATGCAACACTTTTCAGTGGTGTTCGCCATGACAGTGGAGACCCTATAGAATGGGGCGAAAAGATAATTGAGCATTATAAAAAGCTGGGTATTGATCCTAGTACTAAGACTTTATTGTTTAGTGATAGTTTAAATTTTGAAAAAGCAGAAAAATTATATAATCACTTTAAAGATAATTCAAAGGTTGCTTTTGGTATTGGAACATATTTAAGTAACGATACTCTTGTATCACCTTTAAATATTGTTATGAAAACAACTCGCTGTAACGGAATGGATGTAGCGAAGATTTCAGATACTCCAGGTAAGGGAATGTGCAAAAATCCTGAATATGTAGAGTATCTGCAAAGATGTATTGATTGGAGAATGACGCATGAATAATTTTGTACTTATCCCAGGTAGTTTTAATCCTATTACAAATGCTCATATTGAGATGGCGGAAGCCGCACGTAAGGCGGTTAACGCAGATATGGTTTTCTTTGTTCCAGCGCATGATACTTATGTGGCCAAGAAGAAAACCCTCATTACCGGGCCTAGCAGATGTAAATTAATTGATGAAGCTACCCCTAAGTACATGAAAGCACTTTCTATAGAGGTTGATAGTTTTTTCCCAAAAAGAACCTATAATACTATTCAAGAGCTAAAAGACTCATTCGATAAAAATTATAATTTTTGTAATTTATATATTTGTTTAGGAATGGATAACATAGAAACTTTGCCAACTTGGTATAACTGGCAACCTCTTGTAGAAGAAAATTATTTTATTGCGTGTACCCGCAAAGGTGATACATTAAATAATACTTTAACAAAAGCAGGCTTATTACAATATAAAGAACATTTTAAAGAAATAGAAATTCCAAAAAATGAAACTTCTTCAAGCTTAGTTAGAACATTGTGCGAAAAGGGAGAATATGCAAAAGTAAAACAGCTTGTTCCAGAAAATGTATATGAATATTTAAGAAGATTTTATGATGTATTAAACAAGAATCTAAGGAGAAATATTATGAAGGACTTTAATGCAAAAGAAGTAAAAGATAGATGTGTACAATGGATCAGAGATTGGTTTGAGGAAAATGGTAAAGGTTGTAATGCGATAGTAGGAATCTCGGGCGGGAAGGACTCAACTGTGGTCGCCGCACTTTGTGTAGAAGCTTTAGGTGCAAATAGAGTTATTGGAGTACGAATGCCTAATGACACCCAAAGTGATCTATTTGATGCTATGGATATTTGCGCTTATTTAAATATTCGTAGTTGTACTGTAAATATTGGGGCGGCAGTTAAAGAACTTGTTGCAGAAATTGAATATGAAGCAAGTTCTCTTTCAACACAGGCTACAATTAATCTCCCTCCACGTATTAGAATGGCGGCACTCTATGCAGTAAGCCAAAGCTGCAATGGAAGAGTTGCAAATACCTGTAATAAAAGTGAAGACTGGGTAGGATATGCTACTAAATATGGAGATGGTGCAGGCGATTTCAGTCCTCTTAGTAATCTATTGGTATCAGAAGTAAAAGCTATTGGTAGAGAACTTGGGCTTCCATCATGGATGATAGATAAGACTCCATCAGATGGTCTTTGTGGAAAGACTGATGAAGATAATCTTGGTTTTACCTATGAGACTCTTGACAAATATATCGGAGAAGGGATCGAGCCTCCCGCAGAAATAAAAGAAAAAATTGATAAATTACATAAACAGAATTTATTTAAGTTAATGCCTATGGCGTCCTTTAACCCAATAAATGCAGATTAATTTCTGCACTTTATTTTTAATAAAATTTATATTATAATATATATAGAAAATAAAAAAGAAAGAAGTGTGGTTATTGTATGCCAAAAAATAAAAATTTTACTATTAGTGAAATGTATTGTACAGAATGTGGAAACAAGGGAATTGATATTCCACGTCGCGCAGGTCAGCAAAGAGAAGCTGGTCATCTAAAACGTATCTATTGTTTAAAATGCGGAGAAACTAATCATGTTGAAGTTCGTCCCTTTGGGAAATACCGATATGAAGATTTTTTATTAGAATTTAAAGGAAAAAATTTTGATTCTGAGGGGAATAGAATTTATCCTTATAAGATTTTTAAACGACAATTGGGCAATGAAGGTAAATTAATTCAACTTCAAAATGATATAAAATTAGAAATCATGCAGAAGGAGAAAAATAATGAATAATTGTGTTTATAAAATTGAAAATTTAATAAATGGAAAAATTTATATTGGCTCAACTAATAATTTTGCTAGAAGAATGAGAGAACATAAAGCATATGTAACTTGTTCTTCAGATAGAGTTGGATATAATAAACCTCTATATAGATCTTTTAGAAAGAGAGGACTGGAAAATTTTGATTTTTCGATTATTGTTGATAATATAGAATCTCTAACATTAGCTAGGAAAATTGAAGCCCAAAAAATTCAAGAATATGATTGTTTATTTCCAAAAGGATATAATTTAAAAGAAAATACAGAAGGATTATCAGAACAAGATATTAATCATTTAATTGAAATTAATGGTATAAAATGTGCCTTAATAGATGAAAATGAACAAATTATTACAAAATATAGAAGTTTAAGAGAAGCTGGAAGAAATGAAAATTGTGATGCAACTTCAATTTCTAATGTTTGTAAGGGTTTAGTATATAAAACCAAAGGGAAATTATTTAGATTTTTAGATAAAGATGAAAATATTATTGAAATAGAACCTAAATATAATTTAAGGTATAGCGAAATTTGCAGTATTTCAATGTTTGATTACTCAGATATTGAATATTTTAATTCAGTAAAAGAAGCGGCTGAAAAATATAATGTTACTAAAGATTTAATTTCTAAATGTATTCAAGGAAATACTAGATATAAACAAGTTAAAGAAAGAATTTGGAGAAGGGTTGATAAAGGAAATATTATTGAAAACGATATTGATATTAATAAACTTATAGAGGAATATAATAAAAATTATATCTTAT